GCCTAATGGGCGTGCCGGCGGGTCTGTCGTACTCGATCCCCGGGCACGCCATCCTCATTCCGAAGGGGCCGGTGCAAACCGTGACTTCGATCGTCTACCAGGACATGAATTTCAATCTGGTGACGATGCCGCCCGAGGACTACGTGGTGACCTCCACCGACGATCTGACCCGCATCACGCCGATCTTCGGCCAGATCTGGCAGCCGACGTTGCCGCAAATCGGCGCGGTCGCCGTGCAGTTCGTGGCGGGCTATGGCGATTCGACGCAGGTGCCCGAGGGCATCAAGCACTGGATCAAGCTGCGCGTCGACAGCCTCTACAACCAGCGCGGCGAAGTGGCCTTCGCACGCGGGCGCATGGACAAGCTGCCCTATGTGGACGCGCTGCTCGACCCCTACCGGATCGCCATCCTATGAGCGAAGCGCTGATGCTCCCCGATACCGGGGAGCTCAACCGTCGCATCGTCATCCGGCGTTGGACCGACGTCCCCAATGCCAGCTTCAACGTCGATCAGACCTTCGATGCCGGCATCAACCGCTGGGCCAAGGTCGAGCCCATCCGGGGCATTGCCTCCCGCATGGGCGTGGCGACGGTGGAGGAAGCGACGCATTACTTCTGGGTGCGCTACAGCGCCGAGACGACGGCTGACTATTTTTCGCAGGACCGCGTCATCGAGTACCGCGCCCGGCGCTATCGCATCCTCGACGCGCAGAACTTCCAGGATGCCGACCGCTACATCCGGATCACCGCCAAGAATCTGGGTGCCATCGCTTCGCTCAACACGAGCGCACCGTGAGATTCGCCATGACTCAACAAAGCAGTGACGGACAGGTGGCAGGCATCAGCCTGCACGTCGGTCTCGATTTCCACAGCACGATCGACTACGACCGCAAGGCCATGCGCCGTGCCTTGGTCAAGGGCGCGGCGGTCGTGCGCAAAGAGGCACGCACGCTGGTGTCCCGCCGCGTGGTGTCCCAGCCTGGCGAGTTCCCCGGTGAAGTGACGGGCGCGATGCGCCGCGCCATCGGCGTGATCGGCAGAGGCTCCAAGGGCGGCTGGGTCAAGGTGGGTGTGCGCGCGATTCCCGGCAGCTTCTACTACCCGGCCGTGCTGTTCTACGGCAGCCCGGCGCGCCACATCGCCGCGCGCGGCAACTTCATGACGGCGGCGCTGGCGAATCGCGGCAGCGAGATCCGCGAGCAGGTGCGCGACGCGCTGCGCCACGCCTTGGTGCCCAGGTAATGCAACTCGAACTCGTCATCGCGCAACTGCGCGCACTGTGCCCGTCGTTCAGCGGCCGGGTGGCCGGTGCCGCCGAATTCAAGCCGGTGCAGGAAGCGGCAGCGTTGCCGGTGCCGTGCGCCTTCGTCATCCCGCTCGACGACCGTCCCGAGCCACCCAAGGCGCTCAACGCCGTGGGGCAGGAGATGACCGACAGCTTCGGCGTGATCATCGCGCTCGACAACCGTGCCGATGAGAAGGGCCAATCTGCCTTCGATGGCGTGCATGCCGTCCGCGCCGAAATCTGGCGGGCCTTGCTCGGCTGGGTGCCGGGGCCGGTGAACACCGTCAATCCGGCCACCGACTACAACGGCATCTTCTACGAGGGCGGCAGCCTGCTGGCGATGGACCGCGCGCGGCTCTGGTACCAGTTCGAGTTCGGCGCGCAGATGTGGATCGGTGCCAGCGATGGCTGGGAAGCCGGTGCATTGCGCACCTTGCCGGACTTTGGCACCGAGGATGCCCAAGGTCGATGGCTACCGGGCTCCGCCGCCAACGTGGAAGTCGATGTCGGCAGGCCGATCTTCGACGCCACGGCCGATTACCCGGCCAACCCGATCGCCGACTTTGCCCAGGCTACCGTGAGCGCGCCGCGCACGCACGGCCCAGACGGACGCATCGAGTTCGACATTTCAGTTCCCTGACCTGGCTGCCCAGGCCACGACGGATTTTCATGACCGCCCGCCACGACTCGCGTCGTCGCGGGCTTTTTGCACTGGAGCACGCATGTTTGCCATTCCCACACCGGGCCGATCGGTCCCCATCCCTGGAACCAGGACACTGTTGCCGGCCACCGGCCAGAACATCGGCCAGGTCACCCAGTACTGGCAGCGCCGGCTGCATGAGGGCGATATCACGCTGAGCGAGGCGCCTCCCGCTGCGACCCCGGCGGCGACGGAAGCAGCAAAGGCCGCGTCAACGGCTGCATCGCCGGCCCCGGCATCCGCACCGGCGGCAAACAGCCCGCCCCCAGCCACCTCCGTAGCACCTGAACCGGCGGCTTCCGCAAGGAGTACGACATGAGCGGCGTGTCCTTCGAACACATTCCATCCAATCTGCGCGTGCCGCTGTTCTACGCGGAGATGGACAACAGCCAGGCCAATCTGGGCGACCAGGCGCTCAATGCGCTGTTGATTGGTCAGATGTTTCCCTGGGGAACAGCCACGCCCAACAAGGCGGTGCTGGTCACCGATCCAAAGTCGGCCTTGGTCCTGTTCGGCCAGGGATCGATGCTGGCGCGCATGGTGGCCAGCTATCGGCTGCAGGATGCTGGTTCCTGCAACCTGTGGTGCATCCCCGTACAAGATGACCCCGCTGCCTCGCAGGCCTCGGGCACGATCGTCATCAACGGCTTCGCCAGCGCGGCGGGCGCCATCGCCCTCTACATCGCGGGCCAGCGCGTGAATGTCGGCGTCCAGCTGGGTGACAGCCCGTTCAACATCGCCGCCAACATGGTCAGCAGCATCAACGCCAATGCCGATCTGCCGGTGACCGCCACGACGGGGGCGTATGCCTTCGCCGCCGTGCGCCCCATGTCGGCGATCGCCGAGGGCTCGGCCGTCGTCACGCTCACCAGCAAGTGGGCTGGGCAGACGGCCAACGACATCACCGTCCTCGACTCCTTCCTGGGGTGGAGCGCCGGTGAGCGCGTGCCCGCCGGTGTGACGCTGAGTTATTCCGGCCCCACGCTTGCGGGTGGGTCCACCGACCCGACGCTGGCGGCCACCGCCATCCCGGGCATGGGCGATGACCCCTACGACTTCATCATCCACCCCTATGGCCAGGCGCAGGCCCTGAACGACCTGCAGCTGGAACTCAACGACATCACCGGGCGTTGGTCCTACGCCAAGCAGATCTACGGACACGGCTACACCGCCTTGCGCGGCATGCTCAGTGATCTGGTCGCCTTCGGCATGACGCGCAACGACCAGCACCACACCGTTGCCGCCATCGATGCCGATTGCCCGAATCCCTGCTGGGAATACGCGGCAGCCTATGGCGGCGCCAACGCGGTCGACATCGCCGCCGATCCGGCGCGTCCCACCCAGACGACGCCGCTGCTGGGCCTGCTCGCGCCGCGCGCCGGCAATCGCTTCCTGTTCGAGGATCGCCAGGCGCTGCTCAATTTCGGGATCGCGACGAGCTTCGTCTCCGGCGGCCAGTTGCGCGTGGAGCGCGCGATCACGACCTACCAGCAGAACGCCTTCGGCGCGCCGGACACCAGCTACCTCGACTCGGAAACCCTGCACACCTCGGCCTACGTGCTGCGTGCGCTCAAGGGCGTGATCACGTCGAAGTATCCCCGGCACAAGCTGGCGAGTGATGGCACACGCTTCGCCGCCGGCCAGGCCATCGTGACGCCCGCCGTCATCAAGGGCGAGCTCTGCGCGATCTACGGGCAGATGGAATACCTGGGCATCGTCGAAAACCTCGACACCTTCAAGCAGTACCTGATCGTCGAGCGCGACACCACGGACCCCAACCGGGTCAATGTCCTCTTCCCGCCCGACTACGTCAATCAACTGCGGGTGTTCGCGGTACTGAACCAGTTCCGACTGCAGTACCCGGCCAACCAGATCGTCAGCTGACCAGGAGGCAACCATGGCTCAACGTATCGCGGGCATCTGTTTCGTCAAGGTCAACGGCGCCCAATTCGAAATCTCCGGCGACATCGAGATTCCGCTGACCGAGTTCAAGCGCGAGGCCGTCATGGGCCTGTCCGGACCGGCCGGCTACAAGGAAACGGCGCTGGAACCCTACATCAAGGTGGTGGCGCTGTTCACGCCGGACTTTCCGGTGAACACCTTGCGCACCAACACCACACTGACCGTGACGGCGGAACTCGCCAACGGCGTCGTCTACACGCTCTCCAACGCCTTCGTGCGCGGGGAGCCCAAAGCCAAACCCATCGACGGCACGATCGAGATCGAGTTCTCGGGAAGCCAGGGACAGTGGAGTAACAACCAATGAGCGACCAAGAACTGACCATCCCCCTGTCCGCGCCGGTGATGGCGCATGGCGAGGAAATCACCTGCCTGGTGCTGCGCCAGCCGACCACGGCGGACCTGATCGAACTGGGGCAACCGATGCGGCTGCTGCCAGGCAATGGCATGGAGGACGCCGCCGTCGAAGTGCGCATGGGCGTGGTGGCGCATTACGTGGCGCGCCTTGCGTCGATTCCACTGTCCAGCGTCAAGTCCCTGTCGCTGGGTGACTTTGGCCGTGCGACGCAGGCGGTCCTGGGTTTTTTCGGGGAAGACGGCTCGGATCGGACGAACAGTTCGCCGAGCGCGTCTTCGAAGTCGCCTGGTTCTTCAAAACATCCCCGCGCGACGTCCTGAGCTTGACCCTCACCGAATTCGAACTCTGGAACCGGCAGGCCGAGCGCATCGCGCAGCGCCTGCAGGGCGACGAGTGACGGCATCCGAATCAGAAACCAATCATGTCTGACCGTTTCGAGCTCAAGGCCATTTTGTCGGCCAACGCGGAGAGCCTCATCCATGCCCTGAAGTCGGTCGAGGCCCCCGCGCAGGCTGCGCGCAAATACCTCACCGACATCGGCAAGTCCGCCTCCGGCCTGGCGGGCAAGTTCGGTTTGCCGGTCGGGATCGCCGGTGGCCTGGCGGCCGGTTTCGGCCTCGCCAAGGTCAAGGATGCGG